CTCCACAAGTTATGTCCAAAGTATCTGCTGCACTAGAAAAAATACCAGTATTTAAATCATCACGAAATCCTAGTGCAGGTGCAGAATTTGTACCATCTTCTAGAGTTAAAGTTCCATCAAGTTGTAAAAGAGTTACCCAGCCATCATTTGAACTATTTCTTATTTTTAAAACACCATCATTTGTATCTGCCCACCATTGATAAGCGTATTTAGTACTTGGTTCAGAAGAAGATGAATTATTACTTACAATAGCTGCTAAAGCATTATTTAAATCACTACGAAAGTTGGCCCCAGTTGCATTATCTAGTACGTAGTCGTGAGTTGCCATTTTCTAACTATTTTTATTCAAGGTTATCATAATTCTAAGAACCTCGCCCAAATCCTACAGCAGTATATCTAAAATTCCTATTAACAAAACTAGAACCATTTTTTACATCTATATCAAAACCACTTCCTGTAATATTATGAAGACTGAAAAAATCACCACTTTCCATATTTTCAAGAATAATTCCTATTGTTGGTAAATGGCTTGTAGTTGACCCGCTAAGTGCTGTTGTACCTGTGAAATATGTGTTAATAAAACTTACTGATTTTCTTGAAGTACCTGAAGCAATAGCAGCAACAGGTTGTTCTGTTCTTCTTATTAGATTTGCAGAATAACCAAGCTGTTTAATAATAATGCTTTGTGCAGGATCTGAGCTAGTTAATTCTGCTCTAAATTTAAAACCGCGAGCTATAAAAGTTCCATTTGCCATAGGTTCAAAAGGCGTAAAATTAGCACCATAAGTACAATTTCCGCTTGTTGTTTGGCTAGTAGTTCCAGTTAAAACAAAATCATTTACACTTCCTGTACTTTGTATAACATATTCTCCGTCTATACCAGTTCCAGAAGTAAAATCTACTACTATTACATTTCCTGCTACATAACCATGATTTGCTTTAGTAATAGTAATTGTAGTTCCTGATTGAGCATATGTAGCTGAAACTGATAAATCAGGATCTAAATCAGTTTGTGCTACTAATAAACGAGCATTAGTATCAAATGCTGTTAGAGCATCAATATCTGTCCAAACATCAATTAAAGCTGTTCTAGAATCTATTAAATCATTAGGATAAAAAGATTCAGAAACCATGTGGCGAGTTAGATTTACTACTTGTTTACCTCCAAAATCAACATTACTTACAAAATCATATGTACCTCTTGAAGCAATATCACCAAGAAAGTCAAATGAAGCAAGAGCATCAATACTTGCAACAGAATCAATTTCAGTACTAGAGCCTAGTACTAAACCATTTAAAACGCTTCCATCAAAAAATATATTAGTTTTTGTACCATTAAAAGGAGTTGTATCTGTATCCTCTCGATCAACAAAAACAGCTAATTTTGGTTGTGGATCAGGAGTAGTTACAACAACAGAAGTCTCTCCAGAACTTAGCCTGCCACCATCATCTCTAAATTTAAGGATATACTCTCCATCTACTGCTGGTACTAATGTCTCAGATACATTTCCTGGTAAGGCAGGAATGATATCAACAGAATTAGTAAAAGTACCCGTTCCATCTGTAAGGTTACTATGGCGAACAACTACGTTTCCTCCATGCGTTACGTCAACATCTGTTGCTTTATCAAAACGCAATCTTACAAATTGATCTGAAACTGGCTCTACAGTTAAATTAGAAACATCTTGAGGAAGAGCAGTTTTACCAACAGCTTCAAAAGTAAGATCATTAGAAGTAGCTGAAAGTTGACCTTGTACGTTATAACTAAAAACTTGAATTTCATAAGTTCCAAGCTGACTATTTATAATTTGAAAATCAGGTCTAGATACTTTTTCAGAAACAAAATTACTATTTTCATATCTATAATTAACTTGATATTCAGTAACTCCAACAATTGGTTGCCAACTAATAAATATTTTTGAAACAGCTTGATTATTTATAGGAACTATTGTTTCTACAGCAGATAAGTTAGAAGGTGGGGGTTTAAGTTCATTTAATTTAGATACAGTTCTTGCTGGTAAAGATGCCCCATCTTCTATAAATGCATATTTTTCATTTATATAAGATAAAGCAGTAATTGTATAATTAATTCCATCAATTTCTTCTACAGTTATGACTCTAAATTTTTGTGCTTGAACTGCTGTATTTTGTATTAAATACATAGTTCCGACATTAGGTGTTTGTGAAAATGCTGAACTTACTGTTACTACTCCATTTGTAATATCAGAAATATTTTTTGTTTCTATAGTTCCATCAGGTAAAACTAAAGTTAAAGTTGGACTATCTGTAGTAGGTAAATCTGTATGCTGAGTATCATCTACTGTAACTATTGTTGTTGAAGTAACAGCCGAAAGTTTTCCACCTCTTCTAACACCTGCACGAACAGGGTCATTAATTTCTATAACAGCTCCAGGACGAACTAAAAGACCTGCTTCTAAAGATGTAGTAAAAGTACAAAGTTCAGATTCATTGCCTTCTGAAAATGAAATAGCTTTAGCTAATCTCTGAGCCTGTCCTCTGCTTGTACAACCAAAACCTTTAACTTGTTTTACAACAGTTCCAATTTTTGCTATTAATGAAGTATTTTCAAATATTTCAAAATCTATTTCCTGTGAATCCATATTGAAATATGAAACAGAAACTACAGAGTGTCTTTGTTTTAAACTTGAACCTGTATAGTTAAATCCATCACTAGAAACATTAGCTAGTGAAAATATATAAGAAGCATCTTTAGGCGAATCCTGAGCTAGTAAAACAGTGCCTGTAGACCAAATAGGCATAGCTCTCATAACGCCTGCTAATTCATTTATTAAATTAAATGCTTCGCTAGAGGATTGAATATTAACATTGCAAGAAAATCTTGCCTCCTGACCTCCAAAACCATCATCTACAAGAGTATTAGCAAACTTACTAGCAGTTACAAAAGAAAATAAATCGATTGAACTATCAGTTATATGAGTTCCAAATCCATATCTTTCAGTTGTTAATAAATCAAGAAGTATCATTGCTGGACAAGAACACCAGACAGCAGCACCCATAACTCCATTAAATATGTAGCCATCTGGGTACACTATCCTGCCCGTTGCACTGTCTACAGTTGGAGTACCAGAACTAGATGCTCCCGCTCCAGGTATTCTTACTTTTATTCCTCTAATACGGAATTTTCTGCGAGGAATTGAACTAAATTGTTGTGAATCAAGTCTAAT